TTGCTAATCTCGGTGTTGACACAGCCGAAGATAAGATGCTAAGAATTAGTGCATCCATGATCGACGAAGTAGCAAGAATTGTTTCAGACTTTGTTAAAGAATACAAAGAAAACTATATAGATCTACCAAAAGATCAGCGTCCAAAGATTCTTTTTATTGTTGACTCAATTGGTATGCTTCTGACTCCTACTGATATTAATCAGTTCGAAGCAGGGGATATGAAGGGAGATATGGGAAGAAAAGCAAAGCAGTTGAAGACCTTTGTGACAAACTGTGTGAATATGTTCGGTGACTTAAATATTGGAATGGCTGTAACAAATCATACATATGCAAGTCAAGACATGTTTGATCCTGATGATAAAATTTCTGGAGGATCTGGTTTTATCTTTGCTTCTAGTATTGTTATTGCAATGAAGAAATATAAACTGAAAGAAGACGAAGACGGAAATAAAGTATCAGAAGTTACTGGTATCAAATCAACTTGTAAGGTCGTGAAGTCAAGGTACGCAAAGCCTTTTGAAACAATTAAGATTGACATTCCATGGGAAACAGGTATGAATCCTATTTCTGGTTTGTTTGATTTATTTGAAAAATCTGGAGTTTTAGTAAAGGAAGGTAATCGTTATTCTTATACTTCAAAAGAAACCGGCGAAGTTATGAAGTATTTCCGCAAGGATTGGAATGATATAGCTAAGATGAAAGTAATCATGGACGAATTTAGTTCTGATGATTTCAAAGTAGTTATTGCTGATCCTGTAGAGGGTAACAAAGAAAAAAAGGTAACACAATAATAAAAAAGATAAATGAACTAAAATTTTTACCAAAGGATCCAGAATCTCAAAAATTTCTAAAAGAATTACAGATAAAAATTAGAGAACATAGAGAAAAATGAGAAGAATCTATCAACAATGGATAAATGAGGATTCTAATAATGAGGCTAAATGAAATTTTTGATGAGGATAAATTATATCTAACCATAAGGGAATAAGATATAATTTTGAAGAAGATTATGATAATATTATTAGATATTAGAAATAAATTATAGGAACTAACAGAATGATAAACAACAATCATGAACTATTGCTCGAATTGTGGGCAAGAATCAAATCTCATGTTGCACCGAAGGAACGACTAGAAGTAGCTGATATTCTAGTCGTTGTATTTGACGAATTCGGCTTAGTAGACGATGATCTACTTGACGAAGATCTTGACAAGGAAATGCGCGCAGCCGCAAGAAGCCACCTATCTGAACCATTAGATGATATTGAAGATTCGGAGATCGACGATGACACAGCCTGGCGCTAATGTAGGAACACGGTTGATTGAAGCAATCAATAGTAAGGATGCTCAGCGATTCATAACGGAAATCCAACAGTTCAAGGCAAATATGCGCGATGTGACTGTAGGTGCCGATTACGTTACTTGGATTACAGAGCCAGTAAATCTGACAGTGGTACAAAAGGCCATTGCAGAAGACCTCGGTGTCCCTCCAAGAGCTATGGCTATCAAACGACTTCTTATGTCCCGACCACAAAAGGCGGCTTTACTTGTTCAGGCAATGGAATTAGCAGTGAAAAGAGTACACAAACTGTAATATGACCGCTATTTATATTCGAGCGTAAAACCATACGATCTTTAGTCGTATGGATGTAAGCAAGTTGCTATTGCAGAGACAGCGACATAATCATATTTATGCTGTCTGTAAATTAAAAGGCATAAATATATTTATGTTCAAATCATACCGATTCCGACTACAGCCAAATAAGCAACAGATAGAACTTCTCAATAAATGGGAAGGGCATAGCCGCTGGTTGTGGAATCACTTTCTGGATTTAGAACAGAAAGAATATGCGGCCAATAAGAAGTTCATTTGGCGTTATGATCTAATCAATCTCATACCTGGATTAAAAAAGCAATATGAATGGCTTAAAGAAGCACCGAGTCAATCACTTCAGCAGATAGGCACATCACTTGATACTGCCCTCTCAGGACTAAAGTCAGGTAAAGGCTTCCCAAAGTTCAAGAAAAAGAATGTGCGTAATGGACAGATATTGATTCCAAATCAGATAGCGAATGGAAAAGATTATAGTATTAAAACAAGTAAATCACATATTCAACTTCCAAAGATCGGACAAGTGAGGTGGATTCAACACAGAGACTTGCCAACAGGTAAAATCAAACAAGCCCAAATAACACGAGATGTGGACAAGTGGTTTGTATCGGTTCTGGTTGAAATAGAAGATGTAGTGAAACTACCTGTTGATCCATCTACTGCAACAAGTATTGGCATTGATTTAGGCATCAGACACTTCATTGTTGATAGCAATGGCCAGAAAATAGACTCACCAAAGTTTCTACAACAAAAAGCACAGAGACTAAAGAGATACCAAAGACAAGTAAGCAGAAAACAAATCGGAGGAAAGAACCGAAACAAAGCCAGAATCAAGTTAGCCAACTGGCATTTCGACATAGTAAATACGAGAAAAGATTGGCTACACAAACTATCAAATGAGATAGTGAATACAAATGATATTGTTTGCGTCGAAGATCTGAAAACCAAAGAACTAATGACACGCAAATCAACCAAATCATTGAATAGACAAATCAGCGATCAGGGATGGGGTATGTTTTTGAATATGCTTCGCTACAAATGCGAACATAGAGGAAAGACATTCACCCAAATCGGTCAATACAAACCGACTTCAAAGACGTGTTCCGCTTGCGGATACAAAATGAGCGATATGAGTTTAAAAATACGAGATTGGATTTGTCCTCAATGTGGTGTGGAGCACGACAGAGATGTAAATGCCGCACTCAATATTTTGTGGTGGGGACTGATGTCTACACCAAATACCGCCGGAACGGCGGGAATAGACGCCTGTGGAGTATCGAAACCACTTGTTGATGAAGGGCATATGACCGGATTTGGCAGTGATACATTGAAACAGGAAGCTACTGGATCTCTAGTCCAGTGGTAGTTCACTACGTCTATCAATATCTTCGAGAAAATAATACACCTTATTATATTGGGAAAGGTAAGGGTAGACGTGCGTGGAATCATAGGCAGGGTGAAGTTCGCCCTCCTAAGGACAAAACGCGGATAACAATAGTTGCACATAACCTATATGAATACGAATCTTACATTTTAGAAATAAAGCTTATTTCTTTGTACGGTCGGATAGATTTAGGAACAGGCATTTTGCATAATAAAACAGATGGTGGCGGTATTCCGTCTAATTATTCTACCGAGACAAGAAAGAAGTTGTCCGATGCTAATAAAGGAAAGATCACTTCTGAAGATATAAAACAAAAGATACGAGAATCAAAGACAGGAATAAAACGCCAGCCGTTTTCCGAAGAATGGAAGAAAAATATGTCATTAGGTAAAACAGGCAAGAAAAGAGGTCCGCTGTCGGAAGAGGCAAAGAAAAATATAAGCGATGGCCGACGACGAGGAATAGCGTCTAAATTTCGTGGAATTCCAAATAGCGATCGGGGAAATTGATGTCGAATTGGTATTATAAAGTAACAAATGATCTTTCTAACATACCTGCTTTTATTGATTACTTTGAAAAAGAGTTCGAAGAAGCTCGTTTAGAGTTGTCTCTAAAAGGCAAGTCATTAGAAAAACACGCGGCTGAACTACCAGGTTTAGTTGAGCAAAGATATTCGCAGCTTCAAGAAATTGAAGCCGTATTAGAATATCTAAATATTCAACTCAGGAAAGATAGATCAGTGGAATTTAAAAGATTTCTCGAAGCCTATAATAAATCCTTGAGTTCCAGGGATGCCGAAAAATATGTTGATGGAGTTTCGTCTATTGTTGATTCTACACTTTTAATAAATGAAGTAGCCCTACTTAGAAATAAGTTTTTATCGATAAGTAAGGGTTTCGAACAGAAATCTTTCGCAGCTTCGAATATTATAAAACTTAAATGTGCTGGGCTCGACGATGCAAGTATGTGATTATATTGATAGTGTTAGAGTAGTAAGTAGAGATAAAGAAATAAAACAAATCTGGTTAGAAAAAACAAGAACTCGCCGCAGATACGAATGTATTCATTGTAAGAAATCGGTAACTAAGTCCAATTTAACAAGGTGGCACAATAACAATTGTAAAGAAAAGAATGGCAATATGTAAATTAATAATACTCGATGAAGTAAATGTTAAACTGGATGGATTAGATGTGGTAACGCGCAGAAAACTTGTCGAAGCGTTAGAGTATTTCATCCCTGCGGCCCGCTACTCGCCAAGTTACAAACTGGGACGGTGGAATGGTATGGCAAGTTTCTGCGACATAGGCGGAAGAACATATCTAAACTTACTCGATAAACTCTTACCTATTGTTCAGCAACAAGGGTACGATATTGAAATTGAAGATAACAGAAAATCACACGAATTTCAGTTTGATCTTGTAAAAGAAGATTCCTATTCACACATCAAATGGCCCGAGGGACATCCTTTAGTCGGGGAACCTATTATTATCAAGGAACATCAACTTGATGTTATTAACTCATATCTTGAGAATACATCTGGCATAAACCTTGCTCCTACAGGGGCAGGAAAGACTATTATTACCGCGATTTTAAGCCATAAAATCGAGCCATACGGTAGAAGTATAGTAATTGTACCTACAAAAGATCTTGTAACTCAGACTGAAGAAGATTATATCAACATGGGGCTTGATGTAGGTGTATTCTTCGGTGATAGAAAAGAATATAAGAAAACTCATACAATATGCACATGGCAAAGCTTAGAAAGACTTTCAAAGAACTCAAAAGAGGAAGATTTAGAAATAGATATCGTAGATTTCTTTGAAGGAGTAATATGCGTTATGGTAGACGAATGTTTTCATCCAAATACATTAGTATTGACATTATCTGGTTATTTGAAAATAAGTGATATAAAAGTTGGAGATATTATTATTAACTATTCAGAAAATAAAAACATTTTCAAAGAAGATGTAGTCGAATATGTATATAAAAATCTAACAAAATCTTCCAATGAAAAAATGTACGAATTAGAATTCGATAATGGTAAAAAAATAAAAGTTACAGGAAATCATCGATTTCTGACACAACGAGGCTGGATCAGAGCAGATCAAATAACTGAGATGGATGATATCAAAAGCATAAATGCATAAAGCAAAAGCGGATTTATTATGAAACTAAATACTGATAATCTAAATGGCAAATTAGAAAAATATAACCAGATATCGAAAATAACTTTTTATTCAGCAAATCCTAAGAAGATAACTTTGACTCTAAAACTCAAAAAAAAATAAAGGGACTAAATGAAGCTTATAACAAGAAAAGAGATAGATAAACCCGCAGAAGTTTACACACTGGGTATAAAAAATGATCACAACTATATTGTTGATGGTGCCGTAGTAGAAAATTGCCATAAGGCAAAGGCTGATATTCTCCGTAAAACCTTATCTGGTCCATTAGCTAATGCTCCAATACGTTGGGGATTGACCGGAACTATGCCGGAAGAGGAACACGATAAGACTAGTGTTCTTGCAACAATCGGCCCAATGCTGGGAATGATTAAGACTAAAGAACTTCAGGAAAAAGGAATACTTGCTAAACTCCATGTAAATGTATGGCAACTAAAAGATTTAGGTGAAGTAGCATTTGACAATTATCAATCAGAATTAAAATGGCTAACATCTAATCCTATACGTTTAAAGTTTCTTGCAAAGCAGGTAGAGGCCATGGCAGAATCCGGAAGTACTCTGATCTTGGTTGATCGCGTTCAGACTGGAGAAATGCTACAATCTCTTATACCAGGTTCAATATTTGTATCTGGCAAAATGAAATCAAAGGACAGAAAAGCTGAATACAAAGAAGTTCAAGAAGTAGACGGTAAAGTTATCATTGCTACATATGGTGTAGCATCAACTGGTATCAATATTGTCCGTATTTTTAATCTCGTGTTATTTGAGGCAGGTAAAAGTTTTGTTAGAGTTATTCAAAGTATTGGACGTGGTATTCGTGTCGCACCTGACAAGGATTTTGTTAATGTATACGATATATGCTCTAACTGTAAATATTCAAAGCAACATTTAACAAAACGAAAAAAATTCTATGATGAGGCCGAGTACCCATATACTATCACTAAAGTATCCTACTGAGGATTAAATGCCACATTCTATAAGAACAAGATTACTTATTCATCAAAAAAAGAATTTCGAATTATTTCTAAAAGAAAATAATTTAGATAATATTTTAGTAGGTTCTTACCAACTATCATCCGCTATTTCGGGATTACCTTTTGGTTCATCATTTGAAGATTGTATTTGCTATGCATATATAAATAATGACGATGATACACCGTCTTTGCTTTCGTTTATAATATTAAAATTTGGAAGCATTGAAAAAGCTTTTATAGATTATTTAACAACAAAAATATAATGATTATAAACACTCAACTTTGTGTCGCACATAAGGAATTAATAACAATATTCTTAAAAGCTAACAATTTGGTAGGAATAGTTATTAGAGAATACCCACTAGAAATAAGGGGAAGATTTCATATGGTATTACAACTAGAATCTACATATGAGCCTTCTGCAGAAGCACTAACATTTCTTGGATTTAGGCATTCTGGTGTCCTAAATATGTTCGATGATTATCTATTAAAGTGCGGAGTAGAACCGGATGCACTTCAACCTAAATCTTATTACAGACAGTTGCAAGAAGAAAGAGAACAAGAAATAACTGAAAAGTTTATAAAGCAATTCAAAATAGGAGGTATTTGTTGAAATTCTTGATTTTCTATCAGAAATTATGTTATAATACCATTTATTGTACTTGTTCTGTATACATATTATGGACCATGTAGTTCACAAATATATTTATTATAAGTGAGAAAAAAGTGCTGATCCTAACACATGAAAATAAATCCTATAATCTCGATAAAATACCCGAAGAAATTTCCGATATCAGGTATTGTGTATTAGATTATTCGGACCCAAAAAACCCAGATTATTTTTTTATTCCTCTAATATTCTTAGAAAGCTTTTATGCACCTGCCGTGGTTCTCGAGATTGGCGAATGGAAAGTACAGATGCCTTTAGATTGGTCGATACTTGTATGTGATGAAGACTATAGTGATCTTGAAGTTATGCCACTTACAAGCTTAAATGATCGAGGATTTCATACAATGGTATTTAATCCTTTACGTCATATGGTTCCGAGACCACAGCAAATTAATATTACTAATGTATACGCAGAAGTAAAATGGTATTTTCCTAAATTAAAAAATGGTAATATTCTTGTTGTACCTGTCGAAGATAAACCCTTCCCTAACTGTGTATTGTTTGTCAAGGAGGTAAATAAATTGCCCGACGTTATTGATATAGGGGCGCTGTTTGAATAAAGGTGTTATATGGATTATAGATTATGTAAGATTTGTTCAGAAGAATATTTTGCACCATATAAATCTTATCCAAAATTAACTTGTTCGAAAAAATGTGCCCAAACCTTAATAAGACAGAATAATTTAGAAAAATATGGTGTAGAAAATCCACAACAACTCCTGTCGGTTAGAGAAAAGACTAAGAAGACCAATTTAGAGAAATATGGAGTCGAGTCTTTCCTTCAATCCGATTTAAAGAAATCAAAATCAAAAAAAACCAATTTAGAGAAATATGGATGTGAACATGCCCTTCAATCTGAAGATATAAAACAGAAACAAAAAAATACAAACCTGATTAGGTATGGTGTTGATAATCCGCAGAAATTAGATGTAATAAAACAGAAATCAAAAAGTACACGTTTAGAAAAATACGGGGTTGAACATATGTTGCAAAATCCCGAAAGTAAAGAAAAATTAATTATCACTTCTCTTAATCGTTATGGAGTAGAAAATTACTCCCAAACTGATAATTTTAAATCTAAATATAAATCAACTTCTGTTGAGAGATATGGGGTTGATAATTTTAATAAGAAACATATTTCCCCGGAAACTTTATCAATTATAGATAATATAGATTGGTTAGAAGAGCAGGCAAAATCTAGCAAGTCTATTAAATCAATTTCCGATGAAATAGGAATAAGTTTAACGTGCCTTTATCGACGATTTTCTAAAAATAATATAATACCGAGAAGATTTAAACAATCATCGACAGAAGAAGAAATCTATAACTTTTTAAGTAAATTTTGTGATGATATAATTGTCGGTAGTAGAAAATTAATATCACCTAAGGAAATCGATATCTATTTACCTAGTAATAAGTTAGCATTTGAGATAAACGGAATATATTGGCATTGTGAAATTTCGGGAAATAAGAATAAAGAATATCATGTAAATAAGACAGAAGAATGTAAAAATTTAGGAATTGATCTTATCCATATATCGGATATCGAATGGAAATACAAGCCCGATATCATAAAATCTATAATATTATCAAAAATTGGAAAATTAGATAAAATATATGCAAGAAAATGTAAATTGTCTATTATAGACAAAGAGACCGAGAAGCTTTTTCTAAATAATAATCATTTACAAGGATATATACCGAGCAAGTATTGTTATGGATTACATTTTAATGATGAATTAGTATCTTTAATATCTTTTGGTAAAAATCGGTTTAAGAAAAACTCAACAGAATTATTGAGATTTTGCAATAAGACGGGTATATCAGTTATTGGTGGCGCATCGAAATTATTTCAATATTTTGTTAATAATAATAAAATAGATAATATAATTTCATATTCGCATAGAGATAAGTTTATCGGTAGTCTTTATTCGAGACTCGGATTTATATATAATCACACAAGCACCCCGTCTTATTATTATACAACTGATTATAATTTATTAGAAAATAGAATGAAATATCAAAAACATAAATTAGAAAAACTGCTACCTATCTTTGATCCACTATTAACTGAATGGCAAAATATGCAGAATAATGGTTATGATCGCATTTGGGATTGCGGCAATGACGTATGGGAATGGACCAGATGAATGACATGTCCGATTGGCTAAATGGTTTTCACGAACTCAATCCCGACACAATAGAACGAGACGACGAGTTAGAAAAGAAATCATATAAGCTAGATTTATTTTCACAGATTCTGCCAGCAATCGATAGGCGCGATAAACTTTATTATAGAAAACTAAAACCTGAAGAACAGGCCAGTATCGAGCCCTGGATCTTAATGAGATGGATTGTATCTCCTGCATCTGATAAAGAGCAAATCCACTATTTGCTCTCCGTTAATGATTTTGTAAATAATAACTTCAACTGTCTTGCACCTAAAAAGACACTTGGAATTAAAGGTCACAAAGAATTGCAATGGATGTTACTTGCAATGTGCGGAACAGGTAAAAAAGTTCATAGAAAGTTTTTAAAGCCGGGTAAAGGTACAGTAAAAAACAAGCTCGAAGAAGCAGTTTTATCTTTTTTTCCACTATTGAAAGATTCTGACCTTGAACTTCTTTTAAAAATAAATAGTCAAGAAGAGCTAAAGAATTTTTTTATAGACAATGGATATGATGATAAATCATTAATAGATTTATTTAAGAAATAAGTTTATATAAAGAATAATATGTGATATTTAGAGATTTACATGCATCTTTCATTGATCCATAGTTTATTCCATTTACTATTATTGATCTGGCATTAGGGTTATCTTTACCGGATTTTTGAAATCCTTTCCTACCAGGCCATGCTTTAGACCTAATTTCTATCAATTTTTTTGAAGTTTCTGGTCCATAAATTTCTTCATACGTTTTGCCTTTGGTAGATAACGATATACCTTTTCTTCCAGAAGGTTTTCCCTTTTTAGATAGTCTATTATTTCTTTTATGATCCTCTGTTTGTGGCCCTTTAGGAATGCCTTTTTGGGCTATTGATCTTTTTATATTAGATTCTTCTGTTTGAACTTTTCCGGTATGAATTTTTGAAATGTGTTTAGAAAATTCGTCCTTTACAATTTTATATATTCGACTGCACGGAATATATCTCTCACTACCACATAGCATCATATTAGATGCAAATGCCATTTTTTGTCGATTACACCCATATGTCATTCTGTCAGAATGACATATAAAATGTTCTCGTGCTGTAAGAGCTATTATATTTTCTTTCTTATTATTACCGCCTAATGATTTAGGTATAATATGATGTTTTTCTATATAACCATCTATAGAAATTCTTGACTTAGCGTTATTGATTATGCTAAAATACCATTTGCTATATTTGTTATCGATAAATATCACGCTGATTGCTCCTATAAAGCATTAGAGTAGTTGGATGTTGGTAGCATCGCGAACTACACTTATTTATCATATGAAGACAACAGTGAAACAAGAAAATGTTTGTAAATATTGTCTAAGAGCATTTCATCGACCCACAACTCTGTCTAAACATGTATGCGTAAAAAAACGCCGACATATGGATGTTAATACGGCCGGTTCGAGAATTGGATTTTTAACATTCCAGAAGTTCTATGCATTGTCTACAAATTCAAAAAAACCAAAGACAATTGATGATTTTATCAATAGTCAATATTATATTGATTTCGCTAAATTTGGTAATCATTTAGCTTCACTAAAACCTATATATATCGACCAATATATTGAATTTGTAATTAAGAATGGAGTTAAATTAAAAGACTGGACTAAAGATGATGTCTATTATCTTTATGTAGAGGATTTAATTAAGAAAGAACCTGCGGTAAATGCAACAGAAAGAACAATAACTGAAATAATGGCCTGGTCAGATAAAAATTTTTCTGAATTTACAAAATTCTTTTCTATTATATCGGCAAATGAATCAGCACATTTAATTAGAACTGGCAGAATTAGTCCATGGGTTTTATATCTTGCAGAATCGGGAGATAAACTAATGTCTCGCTTTAATGAAGATCACGCTAAGATGATCGGCGGTATTATCGATCCCGGATTTTGGATGAAGAAGTTTAAGAAGTCGGGCGACGATGTCGATTATATTAGGAATTTACTAGAGCAGGCCGGCCTATGAAACTTATCAATATTTTGGAGTGGAATATATCGTATTCCGAATTCAAACATTGGTGTCACATTAACGATACACCCTTTAGGCGTATTTCTATAGTAAAGTATAGCATACCCGAAAAAGATTTTGTTATGTTTAAGCTGTCATTTGATAAAAAAAATAAACCTAGCATCTTTAGGGAAGAATAATGCACGTTATTGATCTAAACGAATGGAATGTTAATGATACCGACTTATTAAGATGGGTATTAGAAAAAGAAGTTGAACTCTATGCAGTGGCTAAATATGGGCCTAATAGAACCCAAATCCAATATGCTTTTACAGATGAAGAAGATTATCTTGCATTCACGCTCACTTTTCAAAAAGACAAGACTTAATAGGTTATAAATTACAAACTACAATAGATTCTGCTGCTTATTGTCCGCATATCACGATGATCAAATGAAACAAAAAGTGCAAACCGACGTCGATTTAGATGTTTTTAATCGAGATAAGATCTTAGAAGGTCTGCCGTGTGTCTACGGAAGAATTGATCGAGATAATGGAAAATATGAAAAACACTTAACTGGTGTATATTTTCAGAACATACCTCGAGATCCAGTAACAAATATTTCTACTGTAGATCACAAGGTAGCCAGTAAGTATGGATATTTTAAGATTGATTTTTTAAATGTAAATATCTATGAAGGTGTAAAATCTGAAGAGCATCTGCTTGAACTGTTAAATAAGGAACCACCCTGGGATTTTTTTGAATATGAAGAAATAACAGACCAATTATTTCATCTAAAAGGTCATAGCAACTTGCTCCGTTATTATCGACCACAATCAGTTGAGGACTTAGCTATGATACTAGCAATAATGAGGCCAGCTAAGGCACATTTGCAATGGAACGACTGGGATAAAATTCGTAAAGAAGTATGGATTAAAGACGATAGCGATGATGAAAAATATTTCTTTAAAAGAAGTCATTCTATTTCTTATGCACTGGCTATTGTTGTTAACCTAAATCTACTTATTGAGAGAATGTCGAGAGAATGAGTTATAAGTGTGTTAAGGAGTCGTTTGATATAAACCTAGACCAGGAACTATTTAGCAGACTTCGCTGCTTGTATGAGTTAACCGGAAATAGAGATACCGAAATAGACGAATCAGATTTAATAATTTTTCGACTTATGGGCGCACAGTTTAAATATTCTACTGTGATATTTGAGGAAACTAATCCTGTTTCCTCACTAGCTGAATCTGACGTTTCTTAATACGTTTTTTCATTATGTTATTTAGGCTTGTTACAGTGCCAAACATAATTTCAATATCTTTGTTTACTATAGTTTTCATGCAATAGCGAAATTGTTGCATTTGTCCCTGCATAAAAATATTAATAGGAAGCAATCTATTGCTTTCCCACCACCAGGTTTCCCCTAACTCAAGAAATAATACTTTTTCTTCTGGGGTACGTATTGATTCATAATCATAAAAACTAATAATTTTGTCATCGGAATTTTGAATAATTCCGATGTATTCGTGCGTCTGGCATCTCAATCCGCTTAAAAAGGGGAATTTTTCTTTGATTTCGTTCAAGTCTATCATATCAAGTTATTTATGAACTTTATTTATTTGATAAACATTTTTTGGTGCATACTGAGATAAATACTGTGATAAATATAGAAAAGGCAGGGTATATTATGAGGTTAGACGAAATTTCACGACGTGGTTTTATTGGTGCTGTAGGCGCAGCAGCCACCTCGACGGTTATGCCGGGTAAGGAGATAGCTGCATTAGTCAAGTCGATTACCACCGAAGTAGGCGGGGTGAGTAATCTAAAGATTCTAGCACAGCTGATAGGCATGTTTGGTGCGTCACGATTGGACGATTTCTATGAATATAATTCGGGTGAATATTCGTTTGCTGAAGTATTGACAGATCAAGAACAGAAAGACCTTGCTGAGAAAATTGTGCAACTCCCAGATCGAGAATTTGATCCGGATATCAATCCTACTGATTATCATGATATCGTGAATGATTACGTGTCGAATAATGACATCGATGATGATATTTCTGTATGGGCGTCGAAGCTAATCGGCAGGAAGACTGAATATCTCCAGGCACTAGACATTATATCTAAGAATGGGGTCGATGAATACGACTTTTTCGATTACCACGATGGTGTAGGTAAAGTGATCGGGGATCTATCCCTTGGTAATTCTGAAATAGGTAACTTAGGGGCCTTTGCAAAATCTGCCGCGTTACCAATAAAAACAATTAGAATAGCAACGATTATCTCTTCGATTTATAATAAAATTGTCGGTAAGAACCCATCGACAGTTACTCAACCCACTGCACCATCTCAGCCTGCTCCGGAAAAGCCCACCAAAATTCCTGCATTACCTGCACCATCTGATAAAGATGAAATTGAAGGAATAAATGATATCAGCAGAATAAAAGATCTAGCAGGTATAAAAAGATAATGGACGTCAATTATCACAAAGTTTATATGTATGATCATGTGCGTCAACTTACTGTTATTGGAGATAATTTTTGTCCAAGCGGAGGAGATCCAGGTGTTATGGCAAAACTAATTGTAAGGGCTTAATGTGAGAGCACATGAATTTTTATTAGAATATAAAAGAGATATAACCAAACAAAAGTTAGGTGATAAATTATTGTTGG